GTTTGAGAACTAACACTTTCAAAACTATCGTCCGTATACCAATTGTTTGTGCCGTAAGATGGTAGCATACCGTAAGTTCCATCCCAAACTAATCTTCCATAATTGTTTTGGCTTTCATTCCCAGTTAAATTTTGTATATGAGTAAAGTTTGACCCGCTGTTTGTACTCCTATACAAATCAGCCCTGTGTTGCACTACAACAATAGAATCTGAAATAGCAAGAATACTATAACCATAGAGAGAGCCGTCTCCAGATTGATTAGTTATAGTTCTAGTCCAATTTGCTGATGAATCGGTACTTTTATAAACCTCAAAAGTGCCGTCAGCGGTGGGTGATGCTCTGATAGCATAGACCACACCTGACGTTGGAAAACTAGGAGACAAAGTTAAAATATATTGATTGTTAGGGTCTGTGGTAGCGTTAGGGATAGTTCCTATTAATACCGCAGAGGTTCCATAAGAAATACCACTCGCAATATTAGCAGAAGAACCAAAACCTAAAACTTGATAACCAAAACTCATGTTATGTCCCTATGCGTCATTTGCTGCGTCAGTAGTAAAGAATAACTTAATGCCCAACAAACGAGCATCACCACTTTGAGCGTCTGCTGAAACATCACGATTAATCTGAAAGAAACACATATCGTTTGCTGCAGGACTTCCCGCAATAGTAACTGCGCCACTTTCTACTGAAACCATTAAATCATTAGATGTACCAGAGTGAGCCAAAGCAGTAGTTGCTACAAGTGAGCCAAAGGCTGTGTTGATTGTATCATCACTGGATACTGCAATACCACCTAGCTGCCACGCAACAGTGCCTGTGTTGGTTCCTGTTACAGTCCAGAAAGGTTGGAATGTTACTGTGCCTTCGTTCCAACTCTTTGGAAATGCAACTGCAAATTGTGCAAACTCATCTGCGCCTGTCGCAAAGTCTAAGACCTTTAAGTCAGGACGAAGTGCTGTAGTCTCAACCTGAGTCAAGTCAGAGCATGGGTTAGTTGTAGATGGGTACATAGAAGAAGAAGGAACCCAGATTGTCTCTTTGCCAACTTCTTTAAGTGTACCTGCCCCATCAACTAAGTTAAGTTCAGCAGCAGTACTAGTTACACCGTCCAGAATATTTAACTCAGCAGCAGTACTTGTAACATTAGTACCACCAATATCTAGTGTAGTCATTTGTACTTCACCAGCGACAGTAAGTAGTCCATCAGCTAATGTCATTAGATCAGTATCGTCAGTGTGTCCAATAGTTGTACCGTTGATAAGTACATTGTCTATATCTAAAGACCCGCCTGAAATAAGACCTGTTGTAGTAATAGCAGAAGCGCCAGTATCAATAGTGCCAAAACCACTAGTAATAGAACCTGCATTTAAAGCACCTGTAGTAACTATATTGGAGCCACCAACACTTTTACCCGACATATACGTAGAAAGAGTATCTACTTTAGTCATTCTCATTGTGCCGCCATCGTTAGTCAGAAAGCCATCGCCATCTGCTACGGCTGTTGTGCCTCTGGCAGTGCCACCGTCTATAAGATTAATCTCAGCAGCAGTAGAAGTAACACCGTCCAGAATGTTTAGCTCTGCAGTTGTACTGGTAACACCATCAAGTAAATTTAATTCTGTAGCTGTTGAAGTTACTGCTACATTCTCATTAATTTTAGGAGAGGTTAAAGTTTTATTTGTTAGTGTGTCTTCTGATACGAGAGATACTAATGTTGAGTTAGCTCCAGCAGGGAGCATAAGAGTATTTGTTACACTAGCTGAGTGAGGTTGACCAAATACTTTTTGGCCGTGGCTGTTGCTTTCACAGTTAAATACAATAGCGGCTGAGTTAGTATTGCCTCGTACAACTACTGTACCTGTGCCATTAGGTGCTAAGTCAAGTGTAGCATTAGAAGTTGTAACAATGTCAGCACCATTCATGTCTAGGTTTCCACCTAGCTGTGGGCTTGTATCTTCTACAACGTTAGCTATATCTGAGCTTGAACCAGAGCCTGCAAGGATAGTACTTCTAGTAATCTTTTTAAGTCCACCACCAGAAGTATCAAGGGCTAAGAATACATCATCATTAGCTGCAGTACTTATCTCAGTTAGATCACCTATTGTACTGTTACTTACGTCAAGAATATTTAGTTCTGCTGCAGTACTTGTAACACCGTCGAGAATGTTTAGCTCTGCTGTGGTAGAGGTTACACCGTCAAGTATGTTTAACTCTGCTGTAGTAGACGTTACGCCATCAAGTATGTTTAACTCTGCAGCGGTGCTGGTTACACCGTCAAGTATGTTTAACTCTGCTGTAGTTACATTAGCACCATCTAGTATTTCTAATTCTGCTTCTGTAATAACAGCACTGCCTATAGTAAGACCACCTACAGTAGCCACACCTGTTACAGCTAGTGTGCCTGCCACCGTAGCATTTACATCTACATCAAGTGTATCAATGTGTGCAGTACCGTCTATGTAAAGATCACGCCACTCTTGACTTGCAGAACCAAGGTCAAATGTACTGTCTGTGTTAGGAATAATACTTGAGTTTACGTCAGCACCAAACACAACGTTATCAGCGGCTGAGTCACCAAGAGTAAGCGTACCACCATTAAATGTTGTAGTGCCAGTTACTGTAGCATTGCCTGCAACTGTAAGATTACCACCTACAGCTAAGTTACCTGAAATGTCAGCAGCACCATTGATATCAATAGTAGTAGCAGCAATCTGTATCTCTGTGTCGGCTACAATGTCTAGCTGACCATCTGCACTAGAGTTAATAAAGATAGCAGTATCACGAAACTGTATCTTCTCTGTAGTAGCAATAAGTATGTCATCAGAAAACTCAAAGTAGTCCTCATCTTCCATCCACTTTAATACACCATCATTACTTTCGCCATCAAAGGTTACTGTAATGTCTGTGCCTGAAGCACCATTACCCAACGTAAGGGAAGTACCAAGCAGCTTAGTAATAGGGCCACCTTCTGCAGTAGTACCATCATGCGTATGCCCAGTACTTGCAGCAAAAGCGGCTAGAAGCTGGTCAAATTCATCATTAGTATGATCCGCTGTAATGGTATCTCCATCTGCGTATGTTGATTGTCTTGTGTATGTAGCGCCCATCTAACGTCTTGCTCCTAATTGATACTCTAGCTGAAATCCCTTAAGGGAGTAAGGATTGCTTTGCCCGTCATCTTCTACCCTTAAAACAACAGAAAAACCTGAACCTTCTACTGACTGCCTATCAAGAGGTTCTTGACCACCTCCATAAGCAAATTGAGTTGTACTAGAAGTTGTACTATATTCTGCAGTACCATAGGATGCTGCTAAATTAGATGTGTCAAAAGGGTATACCGCTGGCCTTGAAGAGTCTCTATTTTCGTTATCATATCTTACAAATAAATCTGTGTCAATACTTCCTTCAGGCTTGTAGTTAATAATAACTTTTTGCATATGTTTACGTATGCCGGGGTCACCAAAAGACATATCAGGACTTCTATATTTGCCTGCTATAATTGTACCATCAAAAGTACTTCCTACTTCTTGTCTTTGTATAAACCCACTACTGTCACCATGAAGTACAATCACATCCCCTGCTTCAACAAAGGAGTCGGTACAAGTAGTTTGTAATCCTAGTAGAGTTGAAAACTCAAAAGCTTCTTTCTTAAGGACACAGACTGCCCCCCTAGAAAGACTTTCTGACTGTCCATCCTTATTAAAGAATATTCTATACTGTGTTTTATCTGGTATAACTACGCTGTCAAAAGAACCTGCGTCCCTAATATTTTCATCAAATATAGATTGAATGTTTTTACTAATTGTACCAAGCTCTGTGTCACCAATACGTGCAGTAGCAGCAACAGTACGTAATCCATCAGGACCAAGGAAGATCAAGTCACCCGCAAATTCCTGTACGGTAAAGCTATTAATGCAACCAATGTTTCTTGTTACTGGTTCTACCGAAAAGTCACTAAGAGTTGAGCCTGTAAGTTTAAATATTCTATTCTCACAAAAGATAAACAGACTGTTACGAAAAACTTTTAGTGCAACTACTGTATCGTCAACCTTAATACTACCTGCACCATCTCCCGCATTAAAACCATCTTCATCAAAAGGCTCACTAAAAACTATCTCTTGTGGTGTAGTAGATTTACCTGCGTAAAACATATGATTTCTATATGCAGCTACAACAGTAGAACCTGCTACTGAACTTGCACTAACATCTGATGCAGTCATAGAAGAGTTAAATATTACTGGAGCATTAACCCCATCTACACAAATAAGTTTTTCGTTGCCATCAAAGTTGTAACGTTCAAAGTGATACTTAGTAGCATTAGTTCTGTCTGTATCTCTTTGTGTCCAAGCCTCAGATAGTACATTACTTTTTATGTGTGCTGCTGCAGTAGTGCTTGAGGTAGCTCTAGTAACACCTGTAAAAGAACTTGAGGTAATACCTGTATAAGTAAAGATTTCAGAGTTGATCTGTAGAGAGCCACTAGAAGAAAACCCTGAAGTAGAATTAACAGTAATTTGTCCAGCACCTGTCATAGCTGTATTTGAAGCAATACGAATTGTTAGCGTAGTAGAAGCAGAAGAGTAAATTCTTTCTCCTCTAGCAGCTACTACTTTGTTTGCAAATAAAGTAGACATTAAAGGCTCTTCAGCAGTACTACTTGTAATAGGAACTACTTGATTTATAAATTTACTAAAGCCATTAATTCTACGATAACCACCTGAGATGTCAGGCTCAAAGTTTTCTAATTCTATTGCCTCTCCCGGTTGCATTAAAAAACTAGAACGGTTTAAAACTAAACCGCCCTCACAGTTAAATGCTACAGGTTGTACTTGAGAACTGTCTGGCATTAAAAAGGCACTCCAGAGGTAGGCATTGTTATAGCTGTGGATCTAATATAATCATACTTAT